TTTGTAGCAGATACAAAATGCGGTGCGGTAGACCTCGGTGACTTCTTCTACGAGTATTCGGGTGATATCACACTACTTATTCAAAGCAACAAGGTAATAGCACACAATATTAAAACCGAAACAGTTGTCGTAGCAAAACCACAACCACCAACAGAAGAAGAATGGGCGAACGCAATCCGATGATACTTGAAACACTTGACGAGATGCAGGAATATCTAGACACCTACTATCTCAACTCACCACTTATCGCAACACTTTCATTTGACAGAACACAAAAGTTTTATGGACCGTTTGAGAACGGCGCAGAAGCATTTGAATGGTTCACAACATATGTACCCAACGGAGTGAAAGTCTCTTGGTCGGGTCTACGCAACCCGTACATCAAGCGCACAATGAATGACTTCTATCTACCTATCCGTCTTGAAAACCAAGACCGTGAATACGACCACACAATCAGGGAGTCATAATGACATCGGCACTACTAGTAAAAGCGAACGGCGAAGTACGACACATTGACCTTCCCGTAACAGACGCACACATCATGGTTCACCACATGGTTGGTGGATGGTTTGATATCGTGCGACACCCTTCACGCAAAGACATGCACGCATATGTCCATGATGAAGGTTTACTACTCGGACAGGAAGCAAATGTCGCAATGTCATACCTGTTCGGGCAACTACTAGTAGGAGACATAGTACTCAGTCGTTCAACAGCAAGCGGAGATGAAACAGATTTCGCAGTAGACGAAGAGACAATAGAACTATACAAAAAGTGCAACACCGACGAAGACAGCAAAAAAGCACTCACCGATCTCGCATCCAAAGTTGATACGAGATGGACCATCACAACGGAATAACCTCACCAACTGGCACTCACGGGTGACAATTATTGGTGAGGATCCGTTATTCAATAGCGGGGCTAACCGCTTCTACCAAGCCTCTTGTTCTTCAAGTTGTACCTGAGCAATTTGCTTTGGTGCTGGGCGTGCAGGCGCAGATGCGGTTTTAGCCTTTGGGGCGTAAGAACCTTGACCTTCAGGCTTCTGCTTACGAACAAATGTCTCAATGTTCCCAACAGACAAACCAATGTTGTCAGCAAGAACTTCAACAGTTGAACGCTTTGCACCTGTTTCCTTGTCGTCCCACGAACGCTGTTCCAAGCGTCCTGTTACAACAACACGAACACCCTTGGTGAGGACATTCGCACAGTCCTCTGCGAGGTTGCGCCATGCAATGATGTTGAAGAACGAAGTCTTCTCTTGCTTTTCGCCATCTTGGTCTGTCCAATAATGGTTTACTGCGATACCGAAAGTCAACTTACCAACGCCTGTTGGCAAGAACTTCAGTTCTGGGTCAGCGGTTAGATTTCCAACCAATGTTACGGGTGATGCACTCACTTCGGATCCTCCTAGTGTCTTACCCCAACCCTTTTGGCTGAGGTGTCACCAATCTAGCGGATGCGGGGCTATTATGGCAACATGCTTACACCTGAAGAAGTCCGCCTGAACGTTCGTGATCTGCTGATGGAAATCCTTGTTTCTTTGGCAGTTGATGATGAAACAACCGACGCAGAAGTTGAAACCTTTGAGGAAGATATGGGTGGGGTGGCAGATTTGATGCTTGATTCGCTTGGGTTCCAAGTTACTTCGGTTGATAACGAAGAAGGAACGCGTTTTACTGCAACTTTTGAGATGATTGACGGCGATCCTTTAGCCGACGACGACCTGCTTTAGAACGCTGGCTCCTCGGGAGTCCCGTTATCGGAAGCAAGCACTTCTTTGATAGCGCGGGAAATGTACTTTTGGGATAGTTTCCACACCTCGTGATGCAGGTCCGAGATGGCTTTGGTATTCATGACTTTGTCCCACATGTGTTCGTCAAATAGGTCGTGCTCTCGGTAAAGCACTTCGTCTACATCTCGGCGTTCAGCCAATAGTTCAACATCCCACTTGTGGCGTCGTTGAATATACGAGATAACTAGGGACGCTGTTTCTTCGTCGCCACCGATTTCTGTATACAGTTGGTCTAACACATCTGATGTTATTGACATTAGTTTATTTTCCTTCTCTAATGCGTTCTGTACGAACTCTGTCAAGTCTTTGAGGATATTCTCGGGGATGATCGGCTTAGGCAGTTCTATTTCTTTAGGTTTGTAGTCGTCCCACTCGGGCGTATCCATACATAAAATAATACCACCACCCGATTGCTCAGGTGGTGGTATCTTCCCTACTAAGGAACTGTTTAAACTAGTTGAAGTACTGCGTGCTGTGCAGTGATCTTTGCTTTGTTCACCCAAGAGTTTTCCTCAATGGTTGCCAACGCTCTGTCACTTGCATCGCCCCTGCGATGATGGTCAAGGTATTCCACTACAGAGTTATAAATACTCCAACCGTTGTAACCGTAACCGCCTGCATTCTTTTGTGATGCATACAGTGCTCTGATCGTTCCCGTGATTTCTTCACGGTTGCGTCGTTGAGTGTCTGATTCCGTTGCTTTGATTGGGAACACAGTGTTGATGACCTTGTCTACCCGCTGTGATGACTGTGGAACAGGGATCGCCAACATTGACTCTGCCATGATTTTGAAGTTCTTTGCCCAATCCGTAGAGATTTGCAATGCTTCTTGTGCGGTGTTTAGGTACTCGTCCGCATTACGGGTGTGTCGTGCAGTGAATAGTCGCTCTGCGTTCTTGATACCCATGATCACAGTGTTTTGACATACTGCCCGAACATCGGTATTTGCATACCGAATCGGCCAGTAACCGTCATGTCCGTGAGATACAACCAAGTATCGTGCGATCCTGTCGTTAACGCCCGTTGGATCAATGATTAATGTTCCGAGGTCAATGCCTGCGAAGAATCGTGCACCGCCCTTGAGGACGCCACAAGTATCAATTACTGCGTCTCCCTTGGATGCACCAACCACTGCCATTGCTCGTTCAAGAACCTCACGGTTCTGTCGGACATCGTAACGGTTGCCCACTGTTGCCAATGGTGAGAACGAACCATCGTCGTTCATTCGGACTGTTGCTTTGTTGTCCTCAACGATCACGGGTGAACCGTCAGGGTTACGAACAAGGTTGCCCTCGTCGTCCACTACTGCGATCTTGGTGAGTAGTACTTGGTAGTCCGCTTGGGATGCTTCCAACATTGCGTCAATAGTTTGGAGTCCTTGCATTGACTGTCCTAGACGGTGCCATGGGGTTTGTGTACCTGCGTACGCAAATCGTGCTTTGCCGTCTGTGTTTACTTCTATGTTTGCTGCCATTCGGTAACCTCCTCGGTTCCTGTTTAGTTTATGCAGATTAGTTTATATGAAGAAACCTTGTACGTCAACCCATTTCAAAAGAAATATTTGACAGCAACATCGCACCAAATTTAGTGCGAAATTTAGTGCCAGCAGAAGTGGCGGAGGTTGTTGGGAGCGGGGCTAATAAGCCTTTAACAGCGCGTTGGATCCCAATTACATGCGTTCCACGGCTGCCAACCAGCGGCTTCAAACAAAAGTCTTCCAACTTTGAGGTTATTCAATGGATCAAGCAGATCCTCTTGGGTGCAAAAGCCTAGTTTGACGCAAGCAATGGCGTTCTTGTTACGACTTAAATCCCAATTAACACCGTTGATTTGAAGCAAACCTGAGTCCGACTTGTTGGTCGCCTTGGTATATCCCGTGATGTTGCAGTTCTTATCAACGATAGAACTACCGATGCGGTTCGGGCAACCACCTGATTCTCGGAGAATAATATGCCCTAGTTTCTTGAACTGAGCAGGTTTCCATCCAGCAGCAAGGGCGAGTTCTGGCAACCAGTCAATGTTGCCGTGTTTGAACACAGAAACATTCGCTGTTCCTTCTCTTGCCTCTCGGGTTTCAGGCATAACTGATAGCGGGGCTAGTGCAATTACCCCTGTTTCTATTGGGGCTTTTGCTTCGGCTATCGGGGTGAGAAAGATCATCCCATATATAAACGCCAATATCATTGCTGTTTTGGTTATCAAGAAGTTGTCCTTCGGTTGGTGGATAGGTTTCGGGTTCTTGTGCCCGTCTATGTCAAGTAATCTTGTATCTCTAAGTATAGCAAACCGAGTAACCAAACTGCAAACATTGAGTTAACTCCTTAAGTTATAAGGGTTTTATGCCGTCAATTCCCCTCTGAGCGAACATCCCAACGATCATCTGACCAACCGATTCGCTTCTTCGCTCCACAGCCCCGCCATCAGTCGCCGCATCAACGACGGACCTCTTCCGGGAAATCAGATTGTAAATCTCCTCATCAACAGTTCCTTCACACAACAAATAGGTTGCGGTAACAGAACCCTGCTGACCCAAACGGTGGCAACGACTATAGGTTTGGTCAACATCTGCGGGTGTCCAAGGAAGTTCAACAAACAACACATCTTGTGCAGCCGTCAAAGTGTGCCCAGTTTTGGCGGCTTGGATGGACAAAACAATCACGGGTGCGTCGGCGGTTGATTCTTCTTGGAAGCGGGACTTCGCATCTTCCACATCTGAGACCAACATTCCGCCTTGGATCTTCAACCCCCCAAACTTGTTGGCGAGTTCATCAACAATCTCTCTGTGGTGTGCCGCAACGACAACTTTTAGCCCTGCTTCTATATGGCTTTCAATAAACTCAATAACTGCATCCATTTTTGCTTTCGCTGCCAGTTTCCGCAACACAGAAATACGAACCAAATGTTCATTAGATTCTGCTTTTATCCGGGCGACCACCGCTGCTGAGCCGGGTGATGCGCCCAGTTCCAACGCAATTTGTTTGGCGCGTTCCACCAAATACTCTACGATGTCCCGCTCTGCTTTCCGATACTCAACCATCTGCGCCGGGCTACCAGCAACAATAATGTTTGAATGCCGCACGGGTGGCAGGTCCTTCAAAACTTGATCTTTTGTTCTTCGTATATAACAGTTCCCACGCAACTTTTCGTTGAGTTCATCTAGGTTTGAGTTACCGTTGATGTTCCATTGACCGAATCTGTCTCGGAAAGCACCGCAGTACCGTCGGTAAAAACCCCAAAGCCCACCAAATGTGTTTAGTTTGCCCAGGACGTCCAA